GGCTTCAGCTTGGGTCTGTTTTAGTCGCAGGTTTGCAGAATCGATTTCAAACTTCGCTTGGTTCTTTTCGCGCTCCACCTGCGCCATCATTTCAACAGCCTGTTGATTCGGGTCTGCTTGTGGTTGGGGGGGTGGCAATTGGAAGTCATCGGGCAAATCAGTCACATAAGACTGCGTGTTCTTGTGGCCTGATAACTCAACCATCTTGGTTAGTGTGTTGCTGTACTGAGCAAGGCTCACCAATGGGTTTGATGGCCCCATAGTGCTGATGATCATTTCTTGCTTAGTAGCGATACCAGACAGCACGTTAAAGCGTTCAGCGTCCGTTCCACGGCCCAGTGCCACGTTTATTTCCACATCCATACGCGGGTTCCACAGCTTCGGGTCTATGGGCACAAACTTTTTACGCAGGAGGATTATGCGCGGCTTGTCTTGGTGTGTGACCATCAATTGAAGCATGATCTTGAACACCTTCTTAAACCCGTTGGCTAGGTTACGCGCAACCAGTTCCATTTGAGATTGTGTAGCACTAACTTGAAAGTTGGCCGCGTTCTCTGTTGTGTTCTTAAGCGCATCAGGATCTAGCCCCGCCGCTGCTTTGGATATGCCAGTGCGCGATTCTTTCACGCTGTCCAGATAGTCGAGCATCGGGAAAGACTGCTGAAATATCGGGGTCGTTACCAGTTCGCGCACAGCGCCCGGAACAGTCACACGAATCAAGCCGCCGACCTCGTTGTTGAGCACGTCATCTACATTGACCTTGCCCTCAAGGATTTCCATTCGCGGGTTCAGTGTCTGAGCCATCGAGTCCAGGCTGTTGCGCCACACGCTTGATTTAATTAGCTGAATATCCATTGTCTTGTCTGCAATGGATGTTGCCTCAACACATGAAAGGTGCGGCTCGCTGTCAACCGTGAAGTCTGCAAACGGTAGTAGTTTGCATGGCTCATTTTCTACAATCCGGTAATCATCGCCAATGGTGCAGATTTTGCGCCGTTCGGCTATGCCATCACCATCGAAGTCCACACGAATGTATGCCTCGATGTACAACACTTTGCGCATGGCCTTGTTATTCACAAAGCCCGGATTCATTTCTGTGTAGTCGCTCCGGTCTGTGGCTTCTTCGTTTGACCAGAATTCCTCACTGGTTGCGCGGTCTTCTACTTCCGCGCGGTCGTAGCCCATCGCCACCAAATCAGATACAGTTAAAAGCGCACGGTGCGCAACTATGCTTGCATCTTCAAGGCTTCTTGCCGTGCGGCTAATTAGAAATTCTTCAGGCGGTAGCACGTCAACACAAATTCGCCCCATGTTTTTCGTCTTCTTGACCTTGCACGAGTACACTGGCACCTGAACAGGCATTTCAACGGGTTGGCCCGTCATTGGGTCTTGCTGCACCACCATTTCTGTGCGGTACTCCACCTCAATGTCTGTCACCTCTGCGTCTGTCTCTTGCATCAGGATTGCAACGGTGGATTCGTCCAAACCTTCGTAATCCTGTATATCCACCTCTTCTTTTTCTTCCCACCAAATCTTTTGAATGCCAACCTTGCGGATCATTGCATCTTTAAACGTGTGGTACAGGTTCAGATACCCGTCGTTGTCTTTGGAGTACACGAAGTTGCAGTAATCGGTCGCCTGCTCGGCTAAATCCACATCCTCTGGACCTGTGGGCGCGAACTCCACAACACGCTCGGAACTTGTGAATATCTTCATGAGACTTGGCAGCAACGCGCCTACAGTATCACGCACGTCCTGACTTACAACCTGAGAGCGTCCAGCCTCTTCATTTCCAAAAGGCCGGCCCTTGTAGTAGCTGCCCGCCATGGCGCGATCAGGGGAAATGTCCTCGTCGATATAATCGCGTGCGTCGTCAATCTCTGCTGAGACAATCGCCTGCAATTCATCTTGTTTCATTTTTGCCATTGCTTACCCGCTCTAAACGATGTTGCGCAAATTGCGCCGGATTGGTCCGCTTGACGGCGCTGTCTCCGTATCTGCAAAAGTCAGTACAAACCCGTCAGCCCTATCTGGTGATTTGCTAAACTCTGATTTGTATTCCTTTTTGCTTTGCATCAACAAAAGCCCGTCTTTGTATTTGTATTTAATCGAACAGATTTGCGCTTTCAGCTCTGGATCGTTCGACATACACACCCCGCCTTCGTCCAGATAATCCCTAGCCTTGCGCCACATTAACGCCCGAAGGTTGTAGTTCTGGTCGTCTGCCTGCCTCGCGCCAGTATGCACACCAACTACATGGTCTGCATACCTTCCGCGCCTGAGCGTATCATAACAAGAAACACCGGGACCGTCCAACTCGATGATTATCTTGCCAAGTTTGCCAAAGCCAGCGTTAAGTTTATATGTGACTTCCTCTTCCACCCTTGCAGCCAGTTCAGGCCCGTCAACCTTGCGCAACTTAATCTGCTCGTCATTAAACCGACCGCGCCTCAAGTGAACAATAGACTCATCATCACCATAATGCGCCGCGTCAATTCCAACCATCCACAAGCCGTTAGCTTCAACATCAGCAGGCCCAAGGTTTTGCGCTGTTGCTACTAACTCGCCGGGGATCCATGAATCAGAAGTCGAAGCGTTGTAGTCAATGTCGATTTCTTGCGCAACGATCACCGGATCAAGTGTCGCTTTTTGCTTTTGATACCAAGCGTCATCTTTGCGTGGGTCATCACGCCAGTGGAATGTAAAAACCTTAACCTTCCCGCTGTGCCGCTTGCGGTAGAAAGGGTTTCCGTTGCCATTAACTGTGGATATGTCACCCTTACAGTTCGAAGTCTGCGAGAGTGCAGCGTCTATGCCTTCTGGCCTTTCGTAAAATGCTGATTCGTCTTTGAAATAGATTGAGGTTCTATTTCCCCGGCCAATGTTGTCGCCAGCCTCGCCCACTATGCTTGAGTTACAGTCTTTGTTGACAATGCGCATGTGCGGCGCATCGAATGACGCCGGCTTGAACTCTTTGGGGAGCAATTCGATGTACTTGCGAGCTTTCCAGAACAGGCTCTTGGGGTCGCCCAGTTTGTCTACATATTCTTCTTTGCGTGATCCGAAGCCTGTAACTGTGCCGGGGTAGAATAGCAGCAGGTGAACAGCGATTGCTACGCACAGCCAACTTAGTCCCATGTCACGCGATTTTTCACAAAGCCAGTCTTCCCGCGCTTTCCAGCGTTCAAAGACGAAATCGATAAATAGTTCTTGCTTTGGGAAAAGTACAAAAGGAACAACCGCTTCAAGGCCCATTTCCGGCAACCGTGGGTCGAATGTGCAACCCCAATCTGTTATAAACTTGACCGGGTTGTTTTTGTAGAACTCTTTGAGGGGTTTAATCAGCGAAGGGTCTTCACGAAGCCTTTTCAATCGCTCCGTTCTGTCTGCCCATATATGCGAATAGTCAGGATTTCGCCAGTCAAACTCAGCCATTCAGCAGCCTTTGATATGCCTCAGAAGGGGTCATCGTTGAATCAACCTCAATCTTTCCGCCATTCGGGCCAGACAGTTCTGTCTGTTGCGTATCCTTCCAACCAAAGTTTTTTAATGCAAAAATTGGACCTGTTGGCTTATCCCCGATTACCAGCCTTTTTTCATATGCGTATTCAACTAAACTCTTCGCTCTTTTTACGCAGTCGGAAAACCCGTCATAGTTTTGATAGTTATCTAGCTCTTGTCTGCCGTAGAATCCGAGAAACAAACACATACCAGTCCACGTTATGGGCTCGCCATTTTCTTTGTCTTTGCAGAAAACAAAATAGTTATTAACCGCCTCATCTAACTGTTCTGGTGTTGAATACTTCCTTGGCCTACCGCCTAGGTTTTTTACATCCACGCTTACTTCTGTGTCTGCCATATCGCTAGCGAATCCTTTAACAGGTTGTTCGCTCCTTGCTGTAAAAAAATCCCCCGCTGTACTAGCCGGGGCTAACCCGCCGAAGGAGGAGGGGAGACAACACTACCTATTGATGGTGGCCGGAGCTGATCTCGGCTTGCTGCGGCGGTCATTCCGCGCTACGTTTTTTTTGTGGTCGCCATCCACCCTACAAACCGTTTTTTTCCATTCACCATCAAGGGTGCTGACTGCTTGACGTTTGCTCTTTGTTGCCGAGGCGTCATCGAACGGTACTCAATCAGCACTCTTGATAATAAAGGTTGATAGCGACCCTAAGCGGCTCCGGGCGCTGTTGAATCCTTTCGGGCAGGCTCTCTCACTTCGCTTAATCAACTTGCTTTCACCATCACGGCTGCTTTCTTGTGCTCTGGGCCATTTGCTCGGGCATCGGCCATCCTCCCGAGAATAATCAACACAAAAAAGCATGCGTCATGATAAAAGTGACTGCTTTCACCATCAAGTAAGCGGGATGTTTTCACATCTGCCCACACACACTCAATAACCTTGATTATACGTTTCAAGGCTGTCCAAGCCGTTCACGGGGCCGGTTATTGGCCTCCCTGCGTTTCTATCAACGCCGCCGCTTACTTGATGCGACTGCTTACGCCAGTCAATCGCCACGCGGGGACGTGGAAGAGAACGTTTATATATTAACCCCGCGGTCCCGTTTGTGCAACCTGTTCACTCTGGGAATTCAGTGCGGGACCATTCGAGCTTTATATTCCGCGCTGGGTTAAGGTCCAGATTTTCATCTTCTGTGTATAAATCACCACTGATCATTCCGTTCGGGTAAGACCACAACCACCGCACCACTGGCTTTTTTTCTTCGGGCTTTATGCGGTATTCGTTATCCTCGTTCCAGCAAGGTAAGTTAGCACCACAATCTACCCAAACCCCCTCATCACTAAAGAATTGTATCTCAGTCCCATCCGCCCAAGCCTTGATTAACTCTGCGTGCCTATGTGGTTTTCCCATTTTATTCCCCTTTTTCGTTAATCAAACTTTCAATGGCTTTTGTCCTGCTACCGTACACCGCTGCCAATCGCTCCAAAACCTTCGTGGCTTGCGCCGAGAGGATCACGGTAAGCCTAGACCCTCCTG